TACTCCAACATCTACTCCAACATCTACTCCAACATCTACTCCAACATCTACTCCAACATCTACTCCAACATCTACTCCAACATCTACTCCAACATCTACTCCAACATCTACTCCAACATCTACACTGTATAGTGTATAGTGTATATTATTAAAAACTTTAAAAAATTCGATAATATTATAAAATATTTTTAAAATATATATTATTAATTTGTATTTGATATGTATATTTCTAATTTATATATGTATTTGTAATTTATATCTTAATTTGTATTTTTAAAATATTTTTCTTATTTGTTTAATTTTCCAAGAATAATTATATTTGTATAAAATAATAAATCATCTAAATACTTTTCAATTACCTAATATATATTATATATACTTAAAATGGGAGGAGGACTTATGCAACTTGTAGCTTATGGTGCCCAGGATATCTACCTGACTGGCAACCCCCAGATCACCTTTTTCAAGGTCGTCTACCGTCGTCATACTAACTTCGCTGTTGAATCTATTGAACAGACCTTCAACGGACAAGCTGACTTCGGCAAGCGTGTTACCGCTACCATTTCCCGTAATGGTGATTTAATTCAACAGATGTATTTGGAAGCTGTTCTTCCTGCTACAGGAGCAGGAACTGGCGACTTCGCTACCTGGACTTATGGTGTTGGTAATGCCTTTGTTAAACAAGCCGAAATTGAAATCGGTGGTCAACTCATTGATCGTCAATATGGTGACTGGATGAATATCTGGACCGAACTTACTACCACTGAAGGAAAGCGCAAGGGTTATGATAATATGGTTGGTAATCTTGCAAAAAGTGCCTTGCAAACAGGTAACTTATCTAGTCGTGTCAATCAACGCCTTTATATTCCCCTTCAATTCTGGTTTAATCGTAATCCCGGTCTTGCCCTTCCTCTGATTGCTCTTCAATACCATGAAGTTAAACTTAATCTTGAACTTCGCAGTTCAACTGAACTTTTACAACAAGACCAAACTATCAGCACGGGTGAATTTTTATCTTGTAAGTTATATGTTGATTATGTTTATCTTGATACTGATGAGCGCCGACGCTTTGCACAGGTATCCCATGAGTATCTTATTGAACAGGTTCAATTTACTGGTGCTGAAAGTATTGAAACTGGATCTTCTAGCAAAAATGTTACTCTTAATTTCAATCATCCTGTTAAGGAACTTATTTGGTCTCATTTAGGATCCTTGAATAATACTAATAAACGCTGGTTTAACTATAGTGGTTCCCATACTAATTCTGCTGATTCTTTTGAAACTGCTCTTCTTCAACTCAATGGTCATGACCGTTTCTCTGTTCGTAGTGCAGATTATTTCCGTAAGGTCCAGAACTATGAACACCATACCCGTGTTCCTCGTGTAGGCAGTGATGTTTCTGGTGCTGATAACGGAATTTTAATTAGTGGACTTACGTCTAATACTAATGCCGTTGTTGCTGATGGTGTAAAAGCTCCATCCACCCAAGATGTCGATTTAGAAATCCAATATTTTGGTGAATTTGATGATGCTCGTCGTCAATATATCTATTCCTATTCTTTTGCTCTCTCCCCTGAAGAACATCAACCCAGCGGAACTTGCAATTTTTCTCGTATTGATAACGCTATTCTTCAACTTAAATATAACAGTGCAAATCAAACTTCACTTGCTGCTGGTCGTACAATGACCCTTAATATCTATGCCGTCAATTACAACGTTCTTCGTATTATGAGTGGTATGGGTGGTTTGGCTTATTCTAACTAGAGAGTTATGATTATGTATTATAGATTATGTATTCATTTAATATCTATATAATTAAACATTTATTCATTTTTCATTTTTCAATTATTTCAATTATAATTATAATTTTTTGTTATAAAATATATAAAAATACAAAAATATATAAAAATACATACTAATAATTTATTGTTTATTTTCTAAAAAAAATATATTTGTAAATCATAATACAATAATAACTCTTGACTTGAATATATAATTTTAATTTCTAATAATTAATCATACATAATCTAAAATGGGAGGAGGACTTATGCAACTTGTAGCTTATGGTGCCCAAGATATCTATCTTACGGGTAACCCCCAGATTACTTTCTTTAAAGTAGTCTACCGTCGTCACACTAACTTCGCTGTGGAATCTATTGAACAGACTTTCAATGGTCAAGCCGATTTTGGTAATCGTGTCACAGCAACTATTTCTCGTAATGGTGATTTGATTCAACAGATTTATTTGGAAATTGTTCTACCTGCCGCAACTGGCAGTTCCACATCTAACCTTTGGGTTTATGGTATTGGTAATGCTCTTATTCAACAGGTTGAACTTGAAATTGGTGGTCAACTCATTGATCGTCAATATGGTAGCTGGATGAATATCTGGAGTGAATTAACAACTCCTGAGGCAAAACGAGGTGGTTATGATAATATGGTTGGTAATAATAGGCCTGGAACATATCAAGCTGGAAGTATTGATGCTGGAAATGGTAAAAAACGTCTTTATGTTCCCCTTCAATTTTGGTTCAATCGCAATCCAGGTCTAGCTCTACCTCTTATTGCTCTTCAATATCATGAAGTTAAACTTAATCTTTGGATAATGGATTTAGCTAAAGTTTATGCTGGTACTACCAATGCTACTCTTCAATGCAAGATGTATGTTGATTATGTCTATCTTGATACTGATGAACGTCGTCGTTTTGCCCAGGTTTCCCACGAATATCTTATTGAACAGGTTCAATATACTGGGGCTCAATCTATTTCTCAAGGTACAACTTCTTACAACTCGCAATTGAACTATAACCATCCTGTCAAGGAACTTATTTGGGTTCATACAACTAGTACTAATGCTGCATTATCTGGTGGAACTTCTTGTTTTAATTATTCCGGTAGCAATTCTGGTTTTGCAGATTCATTTACAACTGGTCTTCTTCAATTGAATGGTCATGATCGCTTTAGTGTTCGATTTGCTGATTATTTTCGCAAGGTCCAGAACTATGAACACCATACTCGTGTTCCCCGCGTAGGTGCTGATTTAGATGTAAATGATAACCGTTATCAATATATTTATTCCTATGCATTTGCTCTTTCTCCTGAAGAACACCAACCTAGCGGAACCTGTAACTTCTCACGTATTGATAACGCCGTTATGCAATTTGGATATGGTGTTGATTCGGTTACTGGTGCTGCAGCAGTACCTGCCCTTTCTACTGGTTCTTTAAGCCTCCAAATGTATGCCGTCAACTACAATGTCCTTCGTATCATGAGTGGTATGGGTGGTTTGGCTTATTCTAACTAGAGTGGTAGATTCATTGTTTGGATATACATATTTTTATTATTAGTATATTCATAATTTTTTAATTTATATTATTTTTTACATTTTCATATTTTCATATTTTTACATTTTCATATTTTCAATTTATTTAAAATTTTCGATAATAATAAAATATTTATATTTCCAATAAATATAAAGTAATTTTAAGTGATGTATAATATTATTATTCTAATGTAATTTCACAAATATAATTCTTTTTTTTTATATTTTTTTATATAATATGTTTTATTTTGTTCAAATATTCAAGAATAATTATATTTGTATAAAATAATAAATCACCTAAATACTCTTTTACTTTTCAACTACCTTATATATTATATAATCATCTAAAATGGGAGGAGGACTTATGCAACTTGTAGCTTATGGTGCCCAGGATATCTATCTTACTGGCAACCCCCAGATCACCTTTTTCAAGGTCGTCTACCGTCGTCACACTAACTTCGCCGTTGAATCTATTGAACAGACCTTCAACGGACAGGCTGACTTCGGAAAGCGTGTTACTGCTACCATTTCTCGTAATGGTGATTTAATCCAACAGATGTATTTGGAAGTTATTACCCCTGTTATGGGTACTAATAATCAAACTTGGACTTATGGTTTTGGTAATGCCCTTATCAAACAAGCCGAAATTGAAATCGGTGGTCAACTCATTGATCGTCAATATGGTGACTGGATGAATATCTGGACCGAACTTACAGTTCCTGCTGGCAAACGTGATGGTTATGATAATATGGTTGGTAATAAAGCAGGATGGATCGCACAAAAAGGTCTTGTTGATGCTGAGGAAGCTCAGCGTTTTTATGTTCCTCTTCAATTCTGGTTTAACCGCAACCCTGGGCTTGCTCTTCCCTTGATTGCTCTTCAATACCATGAAGTTAAACTTAATCTTGAAATTCGCCCTGCTGCTGAATTACTTAATAGTTCTACTTCTACCGTAACTAATGGTCTTCTTTGTAAACTTTATGTTGATTATATTTATCTTGATACCGATGAACGTCGTCGTTTCGCTCAAGTCTCTCACGAATATTTGATTGAACAAGTCCAATTTACTGGTTCTGAATCTATTGCTACTGCTTCTCCTACTAAAAATATTACCCTTAACTTCAATCACCCTGTTAAGGAACTCGTCTGGGTCCATTTGCGTACTGATTTTGCAACTGTTGACCCTGTAGATGGTAATAGATGGTTCAATTATTCTGGTAAAACACTTGATAATGAATCAGGAGGTTGTGATTCTTTCACAACTGCTCTCCTTCAACTTAACGGACATGATCGTTTCTCTGTTCGTGGAGCTGATTATTTCCGCAAGGTCCAGAACTATGAACACCATACTCGTGTTCCCCGTGTTCGTAATGATTTATGGCAGGATGGAGACAAGAATTTCCGTCAATATATCTATTCCTACTCTTTTGCTCTCTCCCCCGAAGAGCATCAACCCAGCGGAACTTGCAACTTTTCCCGTATTGATAATGCTATTCTTCAACTCACTTATGGTAAAGATGCTCTTGCTCTAGTTGGTGGTTCCAATGCTCAAACTCAAGCAATGAACCTCAATATCTATGCCGTCAACTACAACGTTCTTCGTATCATGAGTGGTATGGGTGGTTTGGCTTATTCTAACTAGAGAGGTAAGTATTATGATCTTCATATTCATAATATCTACATAATTAAAAAATTATTTATTTTTCAATCATTTTTACATTTCATAGTTTATATTTCATAAATAGTAGTTTTATTAATTTTTTAATCTTAATAGTAAATAGTAAATACAAGAAAAAGTAAAATATATTACATATTACATATTACATAATACAAATACAAATACAAAAAATGCCAGAAGGTTCCCTATTAAAAGATTTATATGTAGCTTTCCTCAAGGATAATTGGAAACTATATATTCTCTATCTAGTAACATTAATTTCCCTCCCTCTACAGAGTATAGCAATGCCCCACTATTATGGTGAGGTTATAAATAGTTTAAAAGATAAAAATTTAGTAAGGGCTAAATATTTATTTGGTGTATTGCTAGGTATTTGGGTATTGATTCAGGCATTTAGCATAGGTATTTCATATGTAGATAACTACATTTGGCCCAAGTTCCACGCCTACATAAGACAATTCTTTTTTGATCTTATAGTGGATCGTTATAATCAAAATTATCAAGAACTGGAAATCGGTTCTATCCTTACTAAGCTAATTAAATTGCCCTGGATTCTAGATGATGTATCCAATCAAATACAACGTTTTCTACTTACAAATAGTATTCTCATTATATCCAATTTTGTATATCTCTATAGAAATCATTATACCCTAGCATTCATGTATTTGGGCTGTATTGCAGTAGTATTTATTATGTCCCGGCTCTATTTCAATACATGTAATGCAAATATTAAGAAGGTAGAACAAAATTATGACAACTGTCACGAGGAGATTGAAGACACCCTGCAAAATTTACTATCTATCTATACCAGTAAGAAAATTCCTGATGAAAAGAAGAGGATTGACGATATTAATGAGAAAACTCGCAAGGAACAATATACTGCCGGTATATGTAATCGCAAATTCCGCATCTATTTCTCGATTATCAATGTATTTCTCTTTCTGGGGCTAAATTATATGGCATTCAATCTATTTACTAAAGGCAAAATCCCAGTTGCCAATTTGGTCAGTATTTTCATCTTGAACTATACTATTCTAGGATCCCTAATATCTTTGTATGATTCGGCAAAAGATTTTATGAACGTTAAGAGTCATGTGGAACTCATCCAGACATTTATTGACGACCTACCTAATACAGATACCAGCATGCAGAATAAGAAAATCCCACATCCCGAAAAAGGGTTGGACATCCGCTTTAAAGATATTGAATACACCCATAACAGTGCTAAAGAAAAGTTATTTGATAAATTGAATCTCAGAATTAGGCCGGGCGAGAAAATCGCAATTTTAGGCGCAATAAGTTCAGGTAAGTCTTCGATAATGAAGCTCTTAGCGAGACTTCAGACATTTCAAGGGGGAAATATTTATATTAATGAAACACCTATTACTGAAATTGAAATTGGTGATTTAAGAGAAAAAATTATATATATTCCACAACATCCTAAATTATTTAATAGAACTCTACGAGAAAATTTATTATTTGGATTAGATAAAAGTATAACTGTAGAATCAATTTTGAAATTTATTAAAGAATGTGGGTTAGATGATATTGAACATATATATAGAACTAGAATGGATGATAAAGTAGGAAAAGGAGGGTCTCATTTATCTGGAGGTTCTAGACAACTTTTATGGATCATTAGAGCAATTATGCAGAAGTGTAGTATTTGTATTTTGGACGAACCCAGTTCCAGTCTAGATCCACAGAGTAAAGAGAATATAAAAAAAATGATGAAAATTATGGGTAAAGATAGAGCTGTAATTATGATAACTCATGATTATGATATGTTGGAACATTTTGATAGAATAATAACATTTGAAAAAGGAAAAATTATTTCAGATAAACCAAATAATAAAAATAGCAATAGCAACAATAATTCAAGATATAATTAATAAATAATTTATTAAATAATTAAATAATATAATATTTATTTAGGTATAATTACAAATTTATAACCTTTATAAGTTTCACCAGATTTAGCATATTTTTTAATTGTTTCTGTACCACTACCTAATTCATTTGCTAATATATTAATACCATTATAAATTTTTTCTTCTTTAGTTATAACATTAATTAGTTTAATATTTGTTACTAATTTTATTTTGGTATTAATATTATTTTTTTGATCTTCTTTAGTAGCCCATCTTAAATTATCTAGATGATGATTTTTAGGGTTAGAATCAATATGATCTACTTCTGGTTTATTTTCAGGATTAGGAGTATTACTAGCCATTAAAACCATTCTATGGACTTTCATATTTTTATTTTTTTTACCCTGAACTAAATTAACTACACTTCTACCAGTTGAAGTATTAGGTTCCATTAATTTATCCTTATAACCTTTTACACGTCCAAAATTAGAAACCTTATAATTTATAAATATTTTACATTCATCATATATAGAATCTTTTAAATTAAACCATATTTCACCTTCAAGGTTTTCAGTTGATACTATAGGTTTATCAGTAACTCTCTGCCATCTAAAACCTCCGTGTGTTTTACGTTTTCCATTTATACAAGAAGATATTGTTTTAATATTAAAACCATCTATTATAGTATCACTAATTTTATCATAAGTCTTAATAATCTCATTACTATCAATATCTATTTTATGAACTGCTGTTTTTTTAAATTTTGTAATATATTTAGTAGCATGAATACAATTTTCTTGATGTGTTACCCATTCTAACATACAAGCTCTATTATCATCTTTTGCTCCTAAATGATTGATTTCTTTTTTCTTCTCTGGATTAGGATGAAATGCTCTACCAACTAAAATATGAACTTTTAAAGTTTTTGTATGAATCTTATTAGTTAGACAAACACGCATATACCCAGCGCAATCCTTAGAACCTTTTAATATTTTTTCTTTTTTATTCTTCAATAAATTACGAACCCTCCCCAAACTACTCACCTCGTAATTAGGATAACCTTCAACCTTCCTCCATTCTTCAGTCACGACAGCAGTATCTACACCACCATCTACCGCAACAACAGTATCAGTAGCCATATTTATATTTATCATACATATAATAATAATTATAATTATATAAAGCACCTTTAAATTGAAAAAATACAAAAAACATTAAATACCCTCCCTCCTAAACCACTACCCATTCAAAACCGAACTCACTTACAAATCTTTAAACAAATCCTTATACTTTGCCATTCCCTCATCAGTTCCGTCAATTTTATAAGGTATTACCGTTTTGTAAAAGTCTTCATTCATCCATTTCAATTGTTTATCATTAATATTATAATGATTAAATCTAATTATCTCTTTATCAGCGACAATGGTTTCATTTTTAACATCTATTTCATGAATATGTTTTAGGAATATGAAATCTTTACATCTGACTATGTTCTTAGGTCCCCATTCTGTTCCAATATTTAATCCATTAATACATTGAAATTCCTGTGTAATAAATCGCTCTTTTGAGAGAAATCTATCTAAGAATTTCTTCTGGGTTATTTTAACACAGGAAACCGACTCATCTAATGATTTAAGATAATCTGCAATATTTACATTTTTAACACTATAAATATATTCATCAAGGTCTAGGCAAGCAATCCATTCATTATCTTTACCTTGATGATTCATACAGTCAATAATACTATCATCTTGCCGATATATAATATTGCCTACTGAATCTTTTGGTTGCCAGATGGTATAGGTTATATAGTCTCCGTATTTTTCTAGTATATACTGTAATTGTTTTTTATCTGCTTCGGTTGCTTTATGACTAATTGGGAAACCATATTTATTATATTTAGTTGTGCTTCCAAAACCAATGCTACCTTCATTATCATATAAATAGAAATGGTCAAATCCAATATTTCTATAGTATATAATAAATTCTTCTAGCCACCTAATATTTTCATTCAAAACAAAAACAGTATGAAACGATAAGTAATATTTGGACATTATATGATACTATATACTATGATATGTATGATATGTATGATATATAATGTATAATATGAAAAATAAATAATTTTTACATTATATATATAATTTATTCTTTAAATAATAATTTATCAATTGTAGTTCTAACACAAAAAAGACGATGTAATAGAATACCTAATAGAAACATTACAACTATTACCATCCATAATTTGATAGTTCCAGATAGATTTAGTATATTTACTATAACAATATGATAGAATACAATGGCAACTAATATAGTTGATAGAGTATCAAATATTGCAATATTAAAAATTCTAATACTATGTATACCGGTATTAATCTCTCCAAGTAAATTTTTATATTTACAAAGACTCATTTTGTATATATAAAGATATTATTATAATTTATTATAATTATTTCTAACTATTTCTTATTATTTCTTATTTACTATATGATAATATATATATAAAATTATTCAGATTTATTTACATCTATGAATGACATCCACAACATCATTAAATGGTAGATTATGTAATCAAGTAATTAGAAATTTATGTGTTAGTATTATTGCCGAAAAACATAATTTACAAGTTATATATTCTAGTTTAGAACAAATAAAACAATTAGGTATAAATTTATTTAGTGGAAATAATAGTTTTACTTCTACACTAAAACTTTCAGATGATAATTTTTTTGAAATTTTAGAAAAAAAAGATTTACAATCTAATCTAGATCCTAATAATAATTATTTTCAAACACGTGATATATGTAATTACTTGTATAATTATTTACATCTGGAAAAAAATAGAAAGTTGATAATTGAAAGCAATAAATATAAAGAACGTATAAATATTCCTAACGATAATAATCATAATGAGAATAATGAGAATAATCAGAATGATAAGAATGAAAAAAATAATGATTGTTTTATTCATATTAGATTAACCGATGTTGAACAACATAATCCGGGATTCGAATATTATGCTAGAGCATTAGAAAATATAAAATTTGATACTCTACATATTGCTAGTGATAATCTAGAACATAATATAATTAAAAATATAGTAAAATTATATCCAAAGGCAAATTTATTAAGAAATTATAATGAAATAGAAACCATTCAGTTTGGTAGTACAAATAAACATATTATTTTATCACATGGGTCATTTTCAGCAATTATAGGATATTTAGCATTTTACTCAGATGTATATTATTCAAAATATAATAATGATCATATCTGGTATGGTGATATGTTTTCAATACCAAAATGGAAAATGATAGAATGATAATAAATATAAAGTAAATGAGAAAATTGAATTTTACATTATATAATAACAATATTATTAATAAATATATTTAATTTACAATGGAAATTGCAAATATGCCTATAGATACTATGTCTACAGAGTCATTAGGAGTTGAAACATCTATAGATGATCCTCAAATAGTAATTAAGGAATACTATCCAAAACTTCATGAGGAAATAATAAAACTTAATAATTTTATGTTAGCTTATGAGGAGTTAGTTACTGATAATAGTGGATTTCTTGATAAATATCATAACTTGAGTAATATAACATCAAAAAGTCAAGTATTTGATGATTTAATATATATATCTAGGTTATCATCTAAGCTCAAATGCGTATTAAATATAATTATAGCAGCAAAGGATTTAATTTACAATTATAAAAAATTACAAAATATAAAAAATATAGATCATCAAAGTATCTTAAAAAATTACAATTTATATTTAGATAGTTATTATGATTATATAATTGAACATAAAATCAATATTGACTCACAAAAAAGATATGTAAATAGTATAACTATTGCTTTATTTAGTGATAAGCCATAGATATTATATTATATAATATTTTATATAATATAATATTTTATATAATATAATATTTTATATAATATAATATTTTATATAATATAATATTTTTTATTATTCATTTTCAATTTCTTTTCCTTCTCCAGAATCATCTAATTTTAATTTTTTTTTCATATTTTCTTGTTTATCATCTGATTCATCTACTTCATCACGAAAATATTTTTCATCTGGGCAATATGTTTTACGGCAAAGTTGACGTGGATTATCTGTTCCTAGATTAATTTTACAATATGTACAAAAATTACCCATACAATATTTATTGGTAAGTTTATTTACATTACAATTATTACTCGTACAAAAATCGTGATTACCTCCATATAAAATATTATCATTAGGAATGTCTTGTTCTTGAGAATCCATTTGATTATCCATTCGAATATAGATTATGTATTCTTATATGTATTCTTATATGTATTCTTATATGTATTATATTCTTTGTATATTCATATCTAAAATCAATTTTTTATTTACAAATACCATCTTTACTAATACCAATGACAGAACAAGCTATTCTAGAACCACTATGCCCAGTAGTTTTAGAATCTTCAAACTCTCCCAAGCCTAGATCATCTTCATCTTCGTGTATAATAATAGAGCGACCTAGAATATCACCAACTCTAAATTTATCAGTTTTCAAAGAGATTTTACATTTGCCAGTTTCGTCACTTTTTATATTACCCAAATCACCAGCATGACCATCGTGTAATCCTCCATGAGAAGTTTCTTTGGGATTATAGTGAGCACAACAGGATTTACAACCTTCTCGTAAATCTCCAGTTTCATGAATATGAAAACCATGGAGATGATTTTTTCCTAGCCCTTTTGTTATATCTATTTTAATTCGAACATGATCATCTGCTTGAGTAAAAACTACAAAGCCTTCTATTTTACCTGTTCCTAGAACTGCAACTGCTTCTTTAATTTCTGTTTTAGATTGTAGTATACCCATTATGTAAGTATAATTACTAGTAATAATCGTTTATTTATATATTTATTTATATATTAATATATCATAATAAACTAAATATATTTTATAAATATAAATTAATATATATTATTTACATATTTACTAAAATGAGTTCTCTAATGGAAACTATTCCAGAGACTATTCCAGAGACAATTATGGAAAATGAAACTGTAGAACATCTACAGACAATTCTAGATGATGCTGTTAAATCAATTCTGGAAACTATACCGGAAGTAGTTCCAGTAGTTCCAGAAGTATCAATTCTAGATACAACTTTATCCAATATATCAAATTCCTTACAACCTAGTATATCTGAGATACAAGCAGCTGTTGAACCTGTTGTTGAATCTGTTACTGAAACTAAAACCATTTGTGAAACTGTTAAAGAAATAGTGACTAGTATTTTAACAGTGAAGACTGAACTATTGATAGAATATACTAAATCTATTTTAGGTTCTGGACAAATAACTCCTTTAAATTTCATTATGATTGTTAATAGTTTAATGAAAGAAATAGAAACTTATAAAGAATTATCTGGTCCTCAAAAGAAAATGATTGTTCTAGATACAATTAAAAAACTAATTAATGAAAATTATAATGAAGTGTATAGTGAAAGTACTGCAATGTCCCAAGAATACGAAAAACAAAAACAAATATTATTGATTATTGTAGAGCAAACTGGACCGTATATTATTGATAATTTAGTTTTAGCTATTAATGGAAAATTTAAATTATCTGAATCAAGATTTACTATCTGGATGAATAAATTATTCGGAATGTGCAAAAAGTCAAAAGTAGATAAGTAAAATAAAACAAAAGAAAACATAAGTAAATATATATAATAATATTGTAATGATATTGTAATAGATAATAGAAAATAGAAATATATACTATATAAAAAAATATTATTATTATAGATATAATACACAATATAATACATAATACATAATACATAATACATAATACATAATACATAATACATAATACATAATAAAAATGCCTAATTTAGATCAAACAAATCTAAATATACAAACAATAAATGGTATTGCAGATACTTCAAATCCATTAACTAGTATCACTATAAATAATTCTATTCAAATCCCCAAATCTGCAAGTTCTACTAATAATGCAGCAGATAATACGAATGCTGGTATTCTTATAAAAGATGTAAATAGTACAGATCAAGGACATTTTTATAATCTAAATGTAAATAGTCTTCATACAACAGTACCATCTCTCTATTTCAATAATGATTTATTAATTAGTTCTACTAATCTTTATAGTGAGCTAGAATATATATTGGTAAATGAACATAGGGTTCTGGAGACATCCAATATAATAGTTCATAATGGATATATAAATTTTCAAAATTCTATGTCAAATGTTGCTGTACAAGGTAGTAATGGTGTAGGTATTAGATATAGTTCTAATAATACTGTACAATTTAAAAATTATAATACTGGTTGGATAGATTTAGTAGATATTGTGTTTCATGATCAATTTAAAGAATTAGTAGATGTAGATGTACATACTAATCCTCTAATAAATAATCAATATATTACATATAATGCTACATCGAATCTATTTGTAAATTCTAATCTAGCAATTGTAAATGACTTTAGTCCTAGTTTAGGAGGTGATTTAAATGTTGGTAATAATTCATTACAGTTTGGTTCAAATCAAGCCATATTTGTAGATAATATAAAAAACAATAACTTATTAGTATTAAAGGATCATACAACAATTATCGGTGGTTATCAATATATAGAAATTGGAAATTCGGGTGGTCTTTTTCCATTTGAAATACCATCTATCATAGCTAAAAATAGTAGTTCCACAGATTCTAGTTTAGCTATTACAGCTAGTGGTATAGGAAATATTAATTTAAATGCGGAACAGGGTATTATATATGCTGAAAGCGATTCATTACAAATTAGGGGATTTGTTAAGAATAGTATATTTAGAACTAGTAATATAGTTGGAGGATATAATCCAGAGACTACTTATATTATGCCTTTAAATAGTGATACAATTTTATTTGATTTTTCAAATAATTCAGTAGAGGGAACATATTATGCTAACGTAGGAGCTGGTATTGATGGACAAAAACTAAATCTCATATTTAGTAATACTGGGTCAAATGTAATTACTCTTTTGGCTGATTTTGTAAGTTTAGGAGGGAATGGTGTAATTACAGGTACAGGATATACTAATGGACTAAATTTTTTAACTGGAGGTCAATGCTCTTCATTAATATATTTAGGAGAATCAATTAATGCTTGGCAAATTCTAAATACAGGTTCATATGTATTCTAGAATACAATTTGTAATAAATATTTTTTATAGTTATGTTTTAGTTATGTTTTTTACTTTTTACTTTTTACTTTTTACTTTTTACTTTTTACTTTTTACTTTTTACTTTTTACTTTTTACTTTTTATTTAATAAATAGTT